GAAGCGCGTAGCCGCCGCGATATTCTCATCCCAGGCTGAGCCCCACTCCTTTTTGAGTGCGGCCTCTTCCGCCTGTACCATTTCAGTCCCTTGCTGATGCTGCTCCTTAACCAGCTCGGACAGCTTCCCGTTGTACCTGTCGTAGAGAATCGCCGTCTGGGTCTGGCTCAGACCCGCCTCGTGCGCCCACTGTTTTAGATCCCCCGTCAGATCGATGGCTCCATCGGGAACCGGAGTATCGGACAGTTTATAGCCATCTGCCGTCTCGGGTCTTCCCATTCTTGAATACACGGAGTTCCACCCGTCTGTATCCTCTGCGTCCTTCGGGATCTGCACGATCTGATCCGCCGGGGCTCCCATCGCCTTCTCAAGATTCCGGTAGGAGTCGAGCATCTGACCCGCCCCGCTCCAGCCCTTGTTCTCGACGTAGCCCTGGGCGTCCTCACCTAGACCCTCGGTCCAGTTTCCAGACGGTTCCGATGTGGTGACCTCGGCTGATCCCGAAGGCTCGCCGCCCGTCACACTCTCCGCGCTAGCTCCGATTTCTTCTGCTGCCATGTCTTATCACTCTCTCCTATACACTGGAACCCAGTGCGCTGATGCTTCTGCCAACTCTCCCTACACCACGAGCAAAACAAGTCCTCATCGAAGTGGTGTTCCCCGGCACTGTTAGGGTGACACCCACAGTCAAGCCAGCGACCGCTAGGGCTTTTATGGAGGGCCTTAACCATCCGTTTCCGCAGTCTCCACCATCTCCCCTATGTCGCCCTCGTTCAGTGAAATATAACCCTGAATCCGCAGCCAGACCTGACGACGACCCTCGAGCTGGGCGGTCCCGTGACTATCACCTACAACGTGAGTAGTGGTATTCGCGTGGCAAAACCTCTCCAGATCGGCCATCACCTTCCCCCCCAGTTCACCGTCGAACGTCTGTTTGTATGCCTGACTCCGCTCTATCAGGAGATCACGCACCGCCTGCCTCCGCCGGTATCGCTGCCTGGGTCGCCTGGGCCTGCGCCATATCCTTCATCGCAGGCGCGGCTTGTGTCATGGCCGCCATCATCTGCTGCTGCTGCGCTTGCTGCTGCTGTTGTTTCCGCAACTGCTCCATCTCATCTGGAGTCTTCAGTATGGTGGCTGGGGCTCCATTGATGTCGGCGGAGAGACGAATGATCTCCTCCGCATTGAAGATGGACATGATGCTCGGGTCTGCCTCGGCAAACGGGGCCACCATCTCCATCGTCCGCTGGATTCCCACCAGCTCCTCGGTGCGCTGCATCCGCATGGAAGGGCTTTCGTAGCCAATCTCATACTCCCCGCCAGCCTCAAGCAGAGGCTGCGGTATCGGGGGCAGCATCCCCTGGCGCTGAAGAATGGAGAACTCACGATGGATTTGCGGACCCAACATCTCCGACTGCTGCCGGCCCACGGTGGGGGCCAGAAGCTGACCCTTCTCCTGGGCGCGGATCAGCGCCTCGGTCGCCGTCATGTAGGGCTTGTCCAGCAGGAGCTGGAACAACGTGACCAGAAACGCATCGTTGATAACGGCACGCTCTTTCTCCAGCATCCCCTCGGTGATGTCCAGGCGTGCCCCGGTTTGAAGCGGCTGGATCAGCGGGCGACCATTGGCGTCCACGCCGCCGTAGTTGAGTCCTCCGGGCGTGAGTCGTACCTGCTTGCTACCCGTGCCCAATACCCCGTCATCGTGAAGCAGTAGGGGCGGGTCCACGATCTTGTGACCCGCTCGGATGAAGGTCTTCTGCATCTCCTGGGCCATCTTGATCGCAGGCAGGACAAGCATGGCCGGGGATCGCCCGTACATCTCGGTGGGATTCACCGTGTAGCGGGAGTAGAGATACGGCATCTCGTGATAGCCGCCCTCATCGATCATGGCCTTGTCATCAATGCCGATATGGTACGAGAGCCACGGCATACCCTCCGCGTCTTTCCGCTCTTTGTCATAGTCCGTCCGAGGCATCACAACGTGCAAAAACTCAAACTGCTTGTAGAGCTGGTCCGGTTGTTCTAGCGCCTTGGCAATCTTGTCCGGAAGGTTCTTGCTGCCCCACTCCTGCGCGGCAGCCTTCGCGCTCATCGTGTACTTGCGGTAGATGGTATCAATACGCCGAGCCGGGTTGATCTCGATATACACAGAGCCCACATGACACTGGACATAGGTGACTCCACCGCGACCCTCTCTCGGCTCGTCTACGAATAGACACGAGTTACCAAAAGCACCCAGGGACTTGTAGCCCTCGTGCATTTGGGAGTAGTACCCAGCGTTAGGAGAGTTGCGCGCCTGGAACATGATGCGCGCCACTTCTTCAAACCAGACCTTTACCGCAGGATCACGGTTCAAGTTCTCATCCGTAGAGCGTAGTGAGTGCCACTTGTGAGCCCGAGGCGTGAGCATGGACTCCAAGGCGGCAGCAAACTTCTCCAGCGCCATCGCAGCCGTCGCGTCATATATCTTGGTGCTTCGCTTTTCGCCTACACCTCTCGATGTCAGGAACTCATCCGCCGCCGGCCACACCCGTTCAGCCACTTCTTGCCAGTGGCTATCCCAGTTGTGGCGTCGGCCCTCAAGTTCATTTAGACGCCGTAAACAATCTTCGACATTCTTAGCCATACTACCCCCCCGTGATCCTTCCCGCTCCAGTCGGCAGAGCCATCTCCGTCTCGCCTAGCGGTTGGGTCAACCTCGCGGAAGACCTTATGCCAGAACGTGCTTCTCTACCCCCACGGGCCAAACTATGATACCGGGCTGCGGTATCCGACTTCGACTTTTTCGACCGAGCGTCTCGTTTAGCGATTGGCTTATCGAAGATGGACCCGAAGAAAGCGCGTCCAGCCCCAGGTGCCTGTCGTTCAAGATCGTCGTACATTGCAAGGCCCATACTACCCCCCCGTGATCTTCGTCGCACCAGTCGGCGGGACCATCTGCGGTCCACCCAGTGGTTGTGTCAGCCGAGTGGAAGTTCTTCCACCAGACCGGACTTTTTTGCGCCGCGCTTCCGCACTTCGCTTGGCTTCTTCAGGAGCCAAAGCCGGTATTTCAGGTTCAGGTATTTCCGGCATCTCCGGCTGTGTCGCAGCCGAGACTACCGTCGATACGAGACTCGCTATAAGTGCAAATTCCAGTCCGGTTCCCATTTCATTCTCCTAGGTCTTTGTAGTTTCCGAATTCAGTTTGTGTCCACCCGCGCATCCGCAGGTATCTTCTCATCGCCTTCCGGGGGATTCTCTCGTCTTGCCCCGGCAATCCCGTAACCGAATAGATTCGTTTGGCTCCCATCAACTCAGCTATGATTTCCAACGCAAGCATTTCGCGGGGCGTACCCAAGGTCCCACGCCGATCCTTCCTAGCACAACAGTGTACGATCACTTCCTCTTCGCCGGGGCCATCTATAAACCAAGCCAGGACCGAATCGCCTGAACGCACCCACATTGCCAGCTCTGCTTCTTCGTCTGGTATTGGTCGCGGGTAACCCCATTCCATAACCTCTTTGGCTGCTTCTAATCGGTTCGTTTCTTCTCGTATGTAGTTCAATATCCTATCTCGTCAGACTTCTGGCCCTGCGCCTGCGCCGAAAAGGCGCATTATGATCGTCGCTTCGATCAGGCTGGTTCTCATCGTAAGGATTGTACGGCGCAGACTCCCCTGGGATAACGGGGACCGGGGGCGGGCCGGTGGGGATATAGTCCTCGGGATCGGGAGGGGGAGGGGGAGGGCCGGGGAGCCCAGGCCCAAACGGGGAGACATAGTTGGAGCCCACCCTCTGGACTGGTCCCGTGCGTGAAGGCATGCCTAGAATACCAGACGCTCGGCGGGAATATCGGTACGCAGCGCCACCCAGCATCGCTGAACTGCGGGCCTCGTAATCGGGGGCCATATAGACACCCAGAGTGGGGGAAGAAGAAATCCCACCCGAAGGTTGGGACGGGATGACGCCGTAGTTGGGATCATCCGGTTCAATTACGCTGCCCAGCATCCACGGATACTCCGCCGCCAGAGCATCAAGGTACTTTTGGTCATCAGGGTTAATAGCGATGAGGGCTTCGTGATTTACGGAGATGGAACCGGGGTGGGCCATGGTCAGCCCCCCTCGCCGATGTAGGGTCCGTTGCCGGTAAAGTTGGTTGCGTTCATATCAAATGCTCACTGTGCGTTAAAAAATTGCGTGGGTTTGTGAAGGGGTTTTCCCGTTGCGTTGTGCGGGCATCAGGGCATCGCGCCCCTCGCCTCCACCCATCAAGGCATACTCGCAGGCTTCGACCGGGTGGCTGTAGATATTCTTATCCGGGGCATCGGTGTATCGCTCTGAGCCGGCAATCTTCATGCGGCGGTAACTGAATCCACCCATCAGTCCCTTGCGGATCATCTTCGCCTTGGGGCTCACAAGCAGGGCAGGCTTGCCATCCATGCAGACCCGCGTAGCGGGGTTGGAGATGGCGGCACGCCGGAGATCCGGGTTGTTGCTTTCGCACGGTTTGGCGGGGATGCCGCTGGCGCGCATGATACGGATGGGGGTGTCTTCAGTGGCTTGACTCTGCGCCCCACCGGAGGGGTCGCACCAGACTTCGACTTCCATGCCAGGGTAGTGAGCATCGAGGTATCGCTTGAGTTCGGGGCCAAAGACGGCTGCGCTCATGTCCTCGCTGGTCATCTCGTCAATGATGACACGGCGACCTATGTCCTCGATACACTGGGTAATGGCGGCAGCCGGAGTACGGCCAAAATCCACACCAATAATCAGGGGATACCGCTTATCGACCTCTAAATTCTCCGAGGCGCAGTGGACTGAATCCACATACTCTGGATGGACGGGCTTGCCGTCGATCACAAAGCCGTATTCATTGGATAGCATCACCCGTATCCAGTCGGGGTCTTTGCCTTCCAGGCCGTTGGTGTAGTAGCCTTCGGGCAGATTCTCCAGATTTTCAGCCTTTTCGTTGGGAATCCACTCGTTTTCCTTAGCTCCAGGGATGACTCCACCGGGTTGCCGGAAGAACGTCCAGCCCTTCGGCTTGGTTTCCTCGGCCAGACCGAAGTACCAGTGGTCTTCGTCTGGGGCATTGGTGTCGCCGATCATGCCGTTCCACGTGGGACGCACACCGCCAGAGACAATCGACGGATATCGGCCATGGCGTAGGTCAGCCATGTCCACAATAGACTTGACTAACTCCTTGGTTTCGTTGAACCAGATGCCGGTGATCTGATAGCCACGCAGTTTGCGCACGGCATCATCTCGATCCAAGGCTAAAAATATCACTTCGGACTTGACTTGGGTGCCATCTTCCAGTTGGAACTGCACATAGAACGTGGGCGGCTCAAGTCCACCCATCTTCATCTTGCCCAACCCTTCAAAAACAGATTGAAAGTCTTTCACGGTGGTGCCCATGAGATCGGGGTAGGTGTTGCGGACAGCCAGCCAGCGGGTGGGACGGATGCCTTGAGCGTTGGGTTCCTGCTCCGTCATCTGCGCCAGGATACGCTGCACTGCGCCAAAGGTCTTACCGGAGCCTAGAGGCCCCATAATGCAGGAGACACGCTCGCGGCACGCCATGAAGGAATCAAGCACCGGGTAGTGAGAAACACCCAATCTTATCTCAGCGCGTTCCATTAACCGAGTACCCCGGCCCCAGACCCACCACCGAGTAAACTTCCATCGGTTTGTTGTTCTGTAATAGCCGAGGAGCGGGATCGCTTTCGACGGTATCGACTCCCGGCCCGTGCCTTCCCTTCACGCTGCAAAGACTCTACACCCCCAGGCAGAGCGCCGCCTCGTTCGGCGAACACTCCCGTTTGGGAAGTAAGGTGGTCCGCTGTCGGTCGTCGCTGCTGCTGCCCAGTTCGTTTTCGGTCTACGCCTTCCCAGACATTAACCTGTGTAGGACGGCCTGTACGCCCTGCACCATAGGCACC